ATGAAGGATTATATTGGAGTAAAAGTGGTGGCAGCAGAGCCAATGAGCAGGGGCGAATACAATGAATACAGAGGGTGGAAGATACCAAGTGACGAGAATCCAGAAGATGAAGGCTATCATATAAGATATTCTGATGGATATGAAAGTTGGTGTCCTAAGAAACAATTTAATGAAGCGTATAGAAAATGTGACAATATGACATTTGGAATTGCTATTGAGGCCATGAAAAAAGGTAATAAGGTAGCAAGAAGAGGTTGGAACGGAAAAGGAATGTTTGTTGTATATCAGAAAGCATATCCGAATGGAATCCCCTGCAATAAGCAAACAGCGGAAGCATGGGGGTTAAACGAAGGCGATTTGTTTATATGTAACCCATATTTTCAGATAAAAAATGTGGATGGTTCACATTCAATGTGGGTTCCAAGTATTAATGATTGTCTCGCTGAAGATTGGATTATAGTAGAATAGTCCAAAGTTGCACCAGTGCAACACAATTTAATATTAGTTATTAAGCACACATGGCAAATAAGCTGTGTGTGCCTATTTTTTTTATGCCCAAAACTTAATGGCACTAAACTTTAGGGAAATGGGAAATGCCGACGGGCGGTAAACGGAAGAAAGGAGATAGAGTGATGAGAAAGACATTACCTATGAATTTACAGTTCTTCGCAGAGGGCGGAGATGGTAACGGCGACCAGAACGCTGGAAGTAACAATAATGGACAGGCAGGACAGCAGAGTGGTCAGAATAATCAGCAGACAGCTGGTGTTGATTATGACAAGATACAGGCAATGCTGGATAATGCAACGGCCAAGAAAGAGAATGCTGTGCTTAAAAGCTATTTTCAGCAGCAGGGATTATCAGAAGATGAGATAAGTCAGGCTATTGCAACATTTAAGCAGAATAAGCAGCAGCAGACAGAACAGCAGCAGAACGCTAATGCTAATCTTCAGAATGAAGTGGCAGCTGCACAGAAGGTTGCTGAACAGGCTCAGATTGAGCTTGCAGCTACAAAGGTAGCAATGACACTTGGTATAGAAGCTAAGACACTTCCCTATGTGCTTAAGATGGCTGATTTCAGCAAGGTAAAGAGTGTGGATGGAAAGGTGTCTGAAGATAATATCAAAGCTTCACTTGAGCAGGTACTTAAAGATGTACCAGCACTTAAGCCAAGTATGGAGAACAATGCTGGCTTCCAGATTGGTGCTCCTGGTAACAATGGAAATGACAATCCGGGTAATGATGATGCGATAAGAAAGTTATTCGGATTAAAGCCAAAGCAGTAAAGAAAGGAATAGGATTATATGAATAATATCGAATTATCTACAATATACCTTCCAATACTTGATGAGGTGTATAAGGAAGGTGCAAAGACCTCAGTATTAGATGGTGATGAAACAACAGTAAGAAAAGGCAATAACGGTGAAATCAAGATTGCGAAGCTTGATATGGATGCACTTGGTGATTTTGATAGAAAGTCAGGTTATACAAAGGGTTCAACTTCACTTACATGGGAAACAGTTAAGTACGATAAGGAACGTTCACAGGATTTAAGAATTGACCGTCTTGATAATGATGAAACACTTGCACAGCCATTTGCCAAGTTATCAAGTGAATTCTTAAGAACAAAGGTTATTCCGGAAACAGATGCCGCGCGTATTGCTAAAATCTGTGGAACTAAGGATATAACAGTAAAGGAAGAGAATATTGAAACAGGAGCTGAATTAATAACAGCGTTAAGAGCTTGTGCTAATAAGATGGATGAGGATGAAGTTCCTATGGAATCACGTATTTTATTCATCACACCTACATTAGCTTCTCTTGCGGACGATATGGATACAACTAAATCAAGAGAAGTACTTAAGAGATTTTCTCAGATCATATCAGTTCCACAGTCACGTATGTACACATCAATAACCCTTCATGATGGTAAGAATTCATATGGATATGAAAAGACTAAGGCAGCTTATACATTATCAAAGGATACATCACCACAGCCGGGTAAGACTTATTACACAAAAGAAAGTGAGGGCAATTATAAGGCTGTTAGTAGTCCAAGTGGAACACAGGTTGAAAATTACGAGATGACAACTAAGCCGGCTAAGAATGTTAACTTCTTATGTGTAGAGAAGTCTGCAGCTGTAACAGCTATGGATCAGTATATTAAGTACTTTAGTCCAGATCAGGACCAGGATGGCGATAGTCATGTATTCAAGTATCGTAATAATAATCTTTATGGCCATGTATATGAGAATAAGACCGCTGGGGTATATGTATCACATAAGGATAATTAAGGAGGAATCATTATGGCAGATACAGTAATTGGATTGACCTTTGAACCAAAGGTTATTAGGTCAAAGAAAACAGGTAAGGCAAAGGAAGACAAGCCCAAGGAAGAGAAAGTAACAGCAGATGAACCAAAGGAAGATAGGACAGAATAGGCGGTGGTCTTATGGTATATGCAAGTAAAGAGCAGTACCTTAGTGAACATAGACTTATCCCGGATGAGCAGATAGTACGAAGATTAAAACAGGCGAGCCGACATATCGACTCGCTTACTTTTAATCGTATAGTCGCGAGAGGTTTTGAAGGTCTGACAGAGTTCCAGCAGGCAATAATCATAGATGTATGCTGTGATATGGCTGATTTTGAATATGAGAATGAGGATATGATTAATTGTGTCTTACAGAATTATACCCTAAATGGAGTATCAATGCAGTTTGGCAGCAGTTGGAATGTCCTTGTACAGAATGGAATTGCTATAAAGCGTGATACATACCAGATACTCTGTCAGACTGGCTTGTGCTGCTTAAGTCTGGGGGTGTGAGTATGAAGTACCCATGTTTAATATTAAAGAGCATGTGTAAGACAGAAATACACCTTGAGATAGAACAAGAAGGCAGGAATGTCTATGGAGAACCTCTTGAACCCATTATTTGGGATGGCTTATGTAACTATCAGGACAGCGGTAAGACAGTATTAACAGCAGAAAAGGTTCTTATACAACTTGAAGGATGTGCTTTGATACCAGGAGATATTGCACCAGAGCTTCCGGTAATTACCGAAGGTGATATAACGGTGTTCGGTGTAACAAGGCATATATACAAGGGTACGAAGTGTCGTAATCCGGATGGTACGGTTAATTATGTAAGATTGGATGTGATGTAATGGCAAGAAATGTTAAATCAACGGTGAAGCTTAATATGCCTATGGTAAGGAAGCTTACGGCAGCAGCAAAAGAGTCAGTTGCGCAAACAGTAGAAGCAATACATACAGATGTTGTTCAGAGCCAGGTTATACCGAGGGATACGGGAGCATTACAGAATGAAAGCACATTTGTTGATTTATCTGATATAGGTCAGGAAAAAGCATATCTTGTGTCTAGTACACCATACGCCAGAAGGCTGTATTATCATCCAGAGTATAATTTCCATCAGGCACCATGGACTGATGATAAGGGCAAGAAACATGAAGGAAATGCAAATGCTAAAGGCAGATGGCTTGATGACTACATGAAAGGTGGTAAAAAGCAGAATTTTGCACCTGAAGCATTTGAAAAGTTTTATAAAAAGCATATGGGGTTGTGATGTTAGGAATAGGTGATGTAAGAGACCTTATAGCAGGTCTTGGAATAGCGGCTGATGACCATGTATATTGTGGAAAGCTTGATGATAAGAAAGATAAGAGCATAGGTGTATACCATCTTAACAGGGGAGATAATGTTCAGATGGCTGTTGGAGGTATACAGAACAGCTCTTACGCTGTCAAATCCATAAGTATACTGGTTCATTGGAATAAAAGTGTCAGGGAGACTGAAAAAGTCGCACAGGAGCTTTACGACAAGCTTAGAGATATGAAACACGTAAACATTAATGATACAAATATTCTGTTTACAGAAATGCTAGTATCAGCACCGATTGAGGTTGATACAGATGATAAAGGAATATTTGAAATGGTCATAGAACTTAAATTTTGTTATGAAAGGTAGGTAGAAGTATGTCACAGAATACAAAGATAGCTGGGTATAACGCGGAAGCTACACCTTTAACAGGGGTTAATCCGGTACATAAAATTCAGTTTGGAGTATGTATAACTGGAAGAAAGGATTCGGACACGCCAGAAACAGTAGAAACTAAGATCGTAAAAGATGCAGAGAGCTTAAGTATATCTGTAGATGGAACCATTGAGGAATGGAATCCAATGGATCAGGCTGGCTGGGTAAGAAGGCTCATGACAGCTAAGTCACTTGGTATATCTTTCGGCGGTAAGCGTAACTATGGAGATGAAGGAAATGATTATGTAGCAAGTCGATTTATGAAGACAGGTCAGGATTGCAATACATGGGTGTCTATTATATTCCCTAATCTTGATCAGCTTCTTGTACCTGCAGTAATCGATGTAAAATCTCTTGGTGGAGATGCTACAAGTATTGATGCGCTTGAATGGGATGCAAATTCGGATGGAAAGCCAACATATATAGCATATGTAGCAGCTTAAAGAAAGAGAGGATTTGAATAATGGCAAAGACAGATTTTAAAGTAATAGATATATCTATGAAGATTACGAACCAGTTACCTATGATTCGTATTACAGAAGATTTGGCTGTTACTGTTAATAACAGAAAGAGTACAATTCTTAATATACAGGCTATGGCACAGGAAGCGGAAACCAAGGAAAACAAGGATGATATGGCATTTATGATTAAAGGCCTTGAAATGCTTGTTGGAAAAGATGCTTCAGATAAGATTGAGGCATTAGACCTTCCTATTCCTGAATATAAGGAAATGTATAATACAATAATGCAGGTTGCTATGGGAACGTACGGAGAGGAGCAGACACCCTCAGCATAATGAGGTATATTATGATATATGGGATGATTGGGAGCTGATAGAAGCCAGCTTCCTGTCCCAGTATGGCATACGATTGCGAACAGAAGATGATATGTCATGGGCTGAATTCTGTTCTTTATTGTCAGGAATAATGCCTGAAACACCGCTTGGAAGAATTGTAGGAATCAGAGCAGAAAAAGACCCTAAAATTATAAAGGAATTCACTAAGGAGCAGAAGAAAATCCGTAACGACTGGATATTAAGAAGAAATAGAAAATTAATGGAAGATCCTGCAAATTACAATAAGTATTGGAGTGACTTCCAAAATTGGGCTAAGACCGCTTTCTCTAAGTAGAAAGTGGTCTTTTTAAATGCCGGAAAGGAGGGAGTATGTCGGATGTAGTAGGACAGATAGCTCTGGAACTTGGCATAGACAGTTCACATATAGTTAATCAACTCACAGGAGCTTCCAATAAGGCAGCAAAGCAGGCAACATCCATCTTTTCTGGTATGGGAAAGAAAATAGCTGCTGGATTAAGTATAGCAGCTTTTACTAAGTTTACGAAAGACTGCTTAGAAGTTGGTTCTAATGTTACAGAAGTACAGAATGTTGTAGATACGGCATTTAAGGACTTAAGTGGACAGGCAGACCAGTGGGCTTCCAATGCCATGACTAATTTCGGACTATCTGAATTATCTGCAAAGAAGTACATGGGTGTATTTGGTCAGATGAGTAATGCTATGGGCATTACAGGACAGGCTGCACTTGATATGGCAGAAGATGTTACTGGATTAACAGGTGATGTTGCATCATTTTACAATCTTGGTACAGATGAAGCGTATACGAAGCTGAAATCCATCTGGACAGGTGAAACAGAGACGCTTAAGGACCTAGGTGTTGTCATGACTCAGACAAACTTGGACCAGTATGCACTTAATAATGGCTTCGGCAAGACTACGGCTAAGATGACAGAGCAGGAAAAAGTAATGCTTCGTTATCAGTATGTTACAAGCGCACTATCCAATGCCACAGGAGACTTTGTTAAGACACAGGATTCCTGGGCGAATCAGACAAGAATATTATCACTCAGATTCGAACAGTTAAAGGCTTCTCTTGGTAAAGGCTTCATAGCATTGTTTACACCTATTCTGCGTGGCTTTAACAACTTGCTGGCAGGATTACAGAAGGTTGCGGATGGCTTTGCAACATTTACACAAATGCTTACTGGTGCAGATATATCCTCATCAGCTTCTTCAATAACAGGGCTTGGAGATATAGCGTCAGACACAGCAGACAATGTAAGTGGAATAGGAGATGCAGCATCTTCTACAGCAAAGCAGATAGAGAAATCGCTGGCCGGATTTGACCAGATAGAAAAACTTTCAGAGCCGACGGACAGCAGTAGTTCTAGTGGAGGTGGCACATCTTCAGGTGGAATAAGTGTTGCACCTAGCACACAGGCAGATACCACAAATGCAGCATCTGCAATTGGCGATTTTGCAAATACGGCAAAGAAAGAATTAGATAAACTACGTAAATGGAGTGTATCAACATTTTCTCCATCTATGTCAAAAATATGGGATGGACTTACAAAAAATACAGATACAGCCAAGAAAAACCTAACAAGTGCGTTTAACGATATAAAAGCATTAGGACCGCCGTTGTTAAATTATTTTAATGGTCCATTTACAAATTATCTTGTAACATGGGTCGACACTAATGGCAGTATATTAAATGGATTATTTGATAGCTTTAATACAGTCTTTTCGGATGTATGGAATAAAGCAACATATCCTATACTTGCAAATTTTGTTTCTGTTGGATTACCAATGTTGACGGATTTTGCATCCCAGACGTTATCTTTAAATGGAACAATATTTGATACATTTAAAGCATCTTGGAATTCTTTATGGAGCGAAGGTGTAAGTCCAGCCATTGAATCTATATCAAATGTATGGATTGGCTTGGTTAATACAATGGCAGGGGCATGGAACGAATGGGGAGAGCCGATATTTACTGGGATAAAAGCGGCTGTTAAGACTACCGGAGATGTATTCTTAGACATTTGGAATAATATGCTTCAGCCAGTCTGGGAGAATGCTTTAGATGTAATTGATAGAGTATGGAGTGAACATTTACAGCCATTACTTGCTAATTTTCTTGATTTTGTCGGTGAAGTGGTTACATGTGCTACGACAATATATAACAACTTTATTGCACCTGTAGTTGGATTTTTATCTGAACTATTAGGACCAATATTTATAGCAATATTTGATTCTATAGGAAATAAGGTTGGAGTTGTTGTTGGAACCATAGCTGATTTAATGAACGATACAATTACTGTATTTAAAGGAGTTATACAGTTCATTAAGAGTGTTTTTTCTGGCGATTGGGAAGGTGCTTGGAATGGTATAGTTACGGCTTTTGATGGCATATTTAGCGGAATTGCTGATATTGCAAAAGGTCCTATTAATATGGTGATTGGCTTAATTAATGGATTACTTTCAGGGATGCAGAGAGGAATTAATGCTGTTGTAAAAGGTGTAAATAAATTAAGCTTTAAAGTACCAAACTGGGTACCGGGTATAGGTGGCGAAGATTTTGGATTCCATTTACCGGAAGCCGACTTCTCCAAGATTCCATACCTTGCACAAGGTGGATATGTTAAGCCTAATACCCCACAGCTTGCCATGATTGGCGATAACAGGCATCAGGGCGAAGTTGTAGCACCAGAAGGTAAGCTTCTTGATATGGCACAGAAGGCAGCAGCTATGGCATCTAGTGCGGAGTTATTGGCAGAGGCTATAAGTATTCTTAAGCAGATACTTAAGATACTTGAAACACTGGACCTTGATATACAGCTTGATGGAAAGAGTCTTAAGAAATATGTGGTTGATAAGATTAACGAGCATACAAAGCAAACAGGAAAATGTGAGATTATAACTTAACAAGGATGTGATGAATTGATACTGAGATGTGACGGACAGGAGCTTCCGGCTCCTGTGTCCATCAAGGTGGATGATGAGATTATATGGTCTTCTTCTACAGGACGAGCACTTGACGGAACAATGTTGGGTGATGTTGTCACTGAAAAGAAGACCTTATCTATTAATTGGGGAATATTGAAGGAAGATGAGATGGCACTTATTAAGAACAAACTCATCGCCGGATTCTTTCCAATAACATTCCATGACGATGGACAGGATATAACAATAACAAGCTATAGAGGTACATTGAGTAAAGAGGTGCTGGGTGATATAGGGGACGGTAACTATTACTACAGAAGTGCCAGTGTATCTATAATACAGCAGTAAGGAGCAGAACATGAAAAAAACAATGACTATTAAACAGATTGATAATAGTGCAGCAATGCTTAAGAATTTACAGGGCTTAAGAAAGCATTGGCCTGTAAAAGTAAATTATGCAATTGCAAAGAATCTTAAGACATTGTTAGGAGAAGTAGATATTTTTGTTACACAGAGAACTGAAGTAATACAGAACAATATGCTTAAAGATGAAAATGGGAATGCTGTCATGGATGGAGATTCTTACCAGTTCCCAGAAGGTAAAGAGCAGGAAGTTGTAAAAGAGATTGATGAGATGTACAACGTGGAAACGGATGTTGATGTACATATGATTAAGATGGAAGACATATCTGTATGTGATTCTGACAGCAGATATGATGGAACTACATTAGAGGATATTGCGGCCATTGAATTTATGATCGAGGATTAAGCTTATGTATAATAATGTATCAGAGCAATTTGCAACAACAATTAGATCACCATCGCGAACATTTAACTTACGATTAAAGATAAATGGTAAGTGGATTGACGCTGGCTTTAAAAAGATGAGCTATGAGACCGCTTCCACATCTGATGAGGGTATACAGATAGGTTCGGCTGTTGCAGCTAAGATAGAACTGACAGTAAAAAGAATAAATGAGTTGTTTGAAAACACAGAGATTCCTATAGAGATAGGATTGAAACTGCCAAGCGGAAAGTATGAGTATATTCCACTTGGCTTTTTTACTGCAGAACATCCAACGCTTGACCAGGCAACCACAACATTTACGGCTTACGACAGAATGATGAAGACCACAGGTGTATATGTATCTGAATTGACATATCCTGCAAGTGCAGAATCTGTTTTAAAAGAGATAAGTACTGGATGTGGCGTTCCCTGTAATGTATCTGGCTTGAATGGAATAACTATTGATACTGCACCTGTAGGATATACCTATCGTGAGGTTATCGGATATATCGCTTCTTTAGCTGGAGGTTTTGCTTGCGTAGACAGAACTGGAACAATTGTTATTAAGTGGTATGAGGATAATGGCTATACGATAAATGAATCACGAATAATGACATTTGAAAAGAATGAGAGTGATTACCATTTAGATTATCTTACATGTAATGTTGACAGTAATACTTCTTTTACAGTAGGAAGTGGAACTTTGGGAATAACATTTGATAATCCACTTACAACAGAAGAAAAGCTTAACTCTGTATACAAGAAAGTAAGAGGATTTGCGTATAGAGGCGCAAGCTTAAAGACGCTAGGAGATATTCGACTGGATCCATGGGATATTGTAACTGTTGAAGAATTAGGTAAGACTTATAAGGTTCCGGTTATGAATATAACTCAGGAATATGATGGAGGTCTTGCCATGACTATTACAGCTTATGGCAAAACAGAAACTGAAACAGAGACAGATTATAAAGGACCATCTACTAAGCTTGCAGAACGAACATATGCGGAAATGATGCTTACTAAGGAACTGGTTGCTAAAAAGGTAGATGCAGAATGGGTTAAGGCTAATACTGTACAGGCAGAAACGGTAGTAGCTATAAATAATGAACTAGAGAATATCCGGAATAATTATTTGAAATCTAATATTGCGGAGATTAAATACGCAACGATAGAAAGCCTTAAAGGTGTTTCCGGAGAATTTGAGAAGTTCAAGACAAATGATTTTACTGCAATAACAGGAAAGGTTAATGATCTAACTGTTGGGGTAGAGAAAGTAAATACTCTTATGTTTGGTTCTGCAAGTGGTGGAAGTCTTACGACAGAGTTTTCCAATTCAGTTATAAGCCTTATAGGTGATGCACAGATAAAAAGCGCAATGATAGAAAGCATTGATGCAAAAAAGATAACATCACTTGATGTAAACACTACAAGCGTGAATATACACAGTGAAAGCGGATTGTCACGTTGGAAAGACAACACAATTGTAATCAGCGATGGAACACGCACACGAGTTCAGATTGGAAAAGATGCAAATGCTGATTATAATATATATGTTTGGGATAAAGCAGGTAATCTGATGTTTGATGCACTTGGACTTACTGAAAAAGGTGTTCAGAGAGAGATAATCCGCAACGACATGATAAAAGAAGACGCTGATATATCAGCAAGCAAGCTTGATATCGGCAGCCTTTTTGATGTTATTAATAACGACGGAAGTCACACGCTTAAATCTAGCAAGATATATGTTGATAGTGATAAACAGACGCTCGATGTTTCTTTTAAGGCAATAACTACTAAAACAGACACGGCAGTTACAGCTGCAAATAAGGCAGAACAAAATGCAGGTATGGCGCTTTCTACAGCAAATTCAGCAGACACAAAAGCACAAAGTGTTATAAATCGTGCTAATGCCGGAGAATTTAAAGGCGCTGATGGAAAGAACTTCAATTGGAATCTGATTAAATATGATTATATTGAAGCATTTGCGTCAGAAATTGATAAAAGTGAGTATATAAAGAATGGCAAAGTAATATGCGAAGGAACTAATGTAAATGCTGGCATTAAAATCGATTCTGTTAATTGTTATGAGTCATCTACTCAATATGTTCTGAGTGGGTATGTCACAATTCTCAGTAAAACATGCATTAATTTTTTTATATACAATGGGAAAAAGCATACTTTCATTTCTTTTTCAATAGATGGTAAAAGTTATGCAAATCCATTAGATATTATTACAACGGATGCAGTTCAAATTTTAAACGATGGGAAATCACATTTTTTTGAACTTAGATTTCAGACAGCTAATGATATGCCAGCCGACGATAATACTAAAGCGACATACACATATATTCAGCTTAATAAATCAAATCAGACTAATATACGATATCAGATTGTTGGCTTAAAACTTGAAAAAGGAAATAAATCAACGGATTGGTGTCCGGCTAAGGAAGATTTAAAAGGCGCAACTGGAGCAACAGGAAAAGGAGTTTCTGCAATTACTCCGCAATATTATCTGTCTACTTCAAACACAACTCAAAGTGGTGGTTCGTGGAGTAATACAAGACCTTCATGGGTTGCAGGAAGATATTACTGGATGAGAGACTATATACAGTGGACAGATGGCAGCGTTACAGCATCCGCCCCACAGCTTGCGACAGACCTGAACAATCTTTATTCCTCATTGCAGACGGTAACTAATACAGTATCTTCACAGGGAACACAGTTATCTACTGTACAGGGGCAGATAAGTTCTAAAGTGTGGCAACAGGATATAACGACAGCTGTAACTAATCTGCAGATTGGTGGAAGAAACCTGTTAACTGGTTCCGCAGGTTGGACTAAAGCTAATCCAGCAAAAAGTACAAATGCAGCAGATGCATATGCATATATTGGTGGAAAAGTATATCTTGAAAATGGTCAAACATATACTTTGCAAGCGGTTAGCGATTCCGTATGGGCTACAGGGCATGGTGGTCAAACTGGCAAAGCAACGATATGGCTTCATGGTTTAGGAGATGGATTTCACAGAGTATTTTGTGGAGATGGTAAAACATCGGGACGATATACATGGACATTTGTTCATACATCAGCAACTCAGAATTGTGAAATAAGAATCAACGGTTATAGCAAAGTTACAAGCTTCTGGGATATTAAAATAGAATCGGGCAACAAAGCTACAGACTGGACACCAGCACCAGAGGATATTGACGCGAATATCTCTTCTGTAGAAGGTAAAATAACAACGGTAAGCAATCAGTACACAACGCTGAATCAATCGCTTGCAAGTCTTAAAGCCACGGTTAACAGTAACACGACAGCAATAAGCAAAAAAGCGGATAATAGTACAGTTACTGAAATTAATAATAGAGTAACAACATTAACGGCAGATTTAAGTGGCATAAAGCAGTCTATTTCAGCAACCTATGTAACTAAAACAGAATACGCAAAAGAAATAGACTGGCTTGGAGACAACATAAATAATGTTGATGATAAAGCCAGTGCGGCCCAGGATTGGTGTCAAACCATAGAGGACAATATAACAGACCATTACTCTACAACTGTACAGATGAATAACGCGATTACGCAAGCTGTTAGTGCTGAAAGCAACAGTATTAAGCTGGAAGTATCAGCAACCTATGCAACTAAAAACGATATAAATAATCTTCAAATCGGTGGAGTTAATAGGTTCATAAAGAGTACTGCAACCACTAATAAGTATATAACAGCCACTGGCACAATAACTGATGGTGGGAATTACTGGGATTTAACGGACTACATTAATGTGTCGAAGTGGACACATTATATAGCAAGTGGATGGACTAATCTAGGAAATGCTCCAGCCACATGCTTCTACGATAGCAATAAGAAATTTATCAGCGGTGTTGCTGGCAATAATACTTCTGCAAGATATTCATTACCGATTCCAACAGGCGCGGCGTACATGAGATTTAGTTATGCACATGTAGATACGGATAAGCTAAAAATAGAGAAAGGCACAAAAGCTACAGACTATTCACCGGCACCAGAAGATGTTAATGCTAAATTTAACAATTATGCAACAACGGCAAGCCTGAGTGCATATATAGCAAAAACAGATACAGGAGCATTAAAGAGCTGCATTGAAGCAATTGCAGACGATATTAACTTAACTGCTGGCGGTTCTATTAATATTAGTGGCAACAAGAGTGTTAATATCAGAGGTAATACTTTTTCTCTGGATAGTTCGGGTACAAAAATTTCTAACACCGGATATCTTCAAACTGTCAATGCAAAGCTTGGCGAATGGAATGTAGATAGTAAAGCAATATATTGTGAGACAGCAGACAAAGTGTATACAGCTTATCTACAAAATCCAGACTATGTTGTAGGAAACACAAGAGAAGATGCATGGGTATATTCAGTTCAAAAAAATGGAATAGCGACATTCTATGTAACAAGCGAAGGAGATTTGTATTGCAGATGCTTTTCAACGCCTTACACAACGTATCAGCCGAATTACAGGTGGGCAACATATGAAAACAACTTAAATACAACGTTATTTATAAGAACATTCCATGGGCCATGTTTAATAATCGCAAATGTAAGCATATGGACAGATGATACAAGTGATTATGGCACAATAAAATGTGGATTGTATTTGGACGGATATTGCGTAACAGAAAATCAACATAGATTAGAGACGACAAATGCAATAGAATTATCAGCAGGGGCGACATATGTATGGTATTTTAGTGACAACGAAGCACATACGCTATCGGGAATAGGTGGAAGCACAAAGAATGGAAAAAAGACAATAACGTACTCTGTACAGGCACTATTTAATAATGATGTTGGATGGGGTACAGGGCAATAATAAATCCGCACAGCGGTAGAAAGAGGTAAATTATGGAAATACAGAAAAATGTAACATTAAATGCATCTATAACAGCAAAGGTAGATGAAAGCGAGACAAATGTTGTTAATATGTATGCAAACATACCACAGCAGGGACAGCCAACGGTAAGTAAGACAGTTGTTAATGTTAAAGGCTATATCGCAAATAAGAAAGCGTGCGATGCAGATGTTGCAACATTTGAAGCAGAAGTATATAAAGCAATAACTGAAAGACAGGAATAAAAAGTTAAAGTTGCACTGGTGCAACGGAAAGGATAAATATGGAAAAATTAAAAGTGATTGTAACAGCGGTGTGGAGCATTATATTAAGTGCTCTGGGAATCTTAGCAGTTCCAGTGTTATTACTGGTAACATGTAATCTAATAGATTATTTCACAGGTGTTGCAGCGTCAAAATTCAGGAAGCAGGAAATTGACAGCTACAAAGGAATAAAAGGAATTGCAAAGAAAATATGTATGTGGCTTTTGGTAGGAGTTGGTGTGATAATAGACCAGCTCCTTTCTTATTCTGCAGGAGTTGTAGGAATAACATTACCTTTTACATTTCTTGTAGCATGTGTCGTAGCAATCTGGCTTATATGCAACGAAATCATAAGCATATTAGAAAATATCAATGACATTGGAGTAACACTTCCACCATTCTTGCAGCCTATTGTTAAGAATTTAAAGAGTCAGGTAGAACAGAAAACAACAATTGATAATCAGGAGGATAAATAA